GGTTTACTTTCGGAGGAATGATAGCCGGAATCGTATTGTCTGTGGCTGTTTTTTATGCGAGTGTGGAAATTGCTAAATGAAAGAGAAAGATCTAAATTACATAGCTGGTTTAGAAAAGGCGATCAAGAAGAAATATGGCGACGAAGCAATTGAAAATCCTGCAAAACGCTGGGACAAGGAAAAAGAGGAAGATTACATACAACAATTAGAAGAATTTGTACAAAAACAGAAAAAATCTGAGCAAGAGCACAATGTCAAGAATGTTGACGGTGTTTTAGTTAGCCATAAACTACTTAATAAAGAGGGAATTTTAATTTGTTCGGCATGCAACGGAAAATTAAAAACAATAAATGATGATGTATATTTTACCAAATTTGATTGTTGCGAAAAATGTTTTATAAAATACATAGAAGATCGCGAGCAAAGATGGTTAAACGGATGGAGGCCAAAGAATGTCACAAAAAGTAGTTGATATATTAAGAGGAATTTCGCAAGCTGCAGCCGGTATGTACGACGGTGCTCTTGATGAAGAAGGAGAGCCCATAAAAATAGGCCTGAAAAGAGAAGAAGGCAACCCCATGCTCGACAAAAGAGTAATCGACGGTTGTAAAGTCCGCTGTAGCGGTAAAACTCTTATAGTTTCCTACCATTCAGATTTACTATTAAAAGACGTATACGCAAATAAAAAAGGAAAACTAGAAGACGAACTAGAACAAACCATGTCGGATATAGTCAGCTATTTAAAAAAGCAATATCGCAAAGTAACTGGAAATACTCTATCATTAAAAGAAAAGGGCGAAGTCGACGCACGAGTCGAATCAACCAGCCGTGTCCGGGTTTTTGTAACAGCCAGCAAACATTATGAAATTACGAGCATGAGCGACGTTGAAGATATAAAGAATCCATCAGAAGATAAACTAGAAAAAACGTTTTCTGATTTTTTAGCAAAAGCTTCTGACAAAAAAGCCCCAAACGATAAGCGTAAAGCTGAAAGCTAATAATGTCGTACTCTTTAACTAAAGAGCAGATCTTAAAAGAAATAGTGAGGTCTGGCAAGGACCCCGTTTATTTTATTAACAACTACGCAAAGATTTCACATCCAATGCGTGGCTTGATCCCTTTTAAAACTTATGATTTTCAAACTGATCTTATCGGCGATTTTAATGATCATCGTTTTACAGTCATTTTGAAAGCGCGCCAACTTGGTATCTCAACGATTACAGCAGCTTACGTCGCTTGGATGATGATGTTTCATCGTGACAAAAATGTCCTAGTTATCGCCACCAAATTTGGAACAGCAGCAAATTTAGTTAAAAAGGTTAAATCGATTCATCGTTATCTACCAGAATGGCTAAAAATCGCTAGCATTTCTATTGACAACAGAACCTCTTTTGAGTTAACAAACGGTTCGCAAATCAAAGCTTCTTCTACTAGTTCAGATGCTGGTCGTTCCGAAGCGCTTTCTTTGCTTGTTATCGATGAAGCTGCACACGTCGACGGTTTAGAAGAACTATGGACAGGCCTATATCCCACCCTGTCAACTGGCGGCCGCTGCATCGCGCTTTCAACACCGAATGGCGTTGGCAATTGGTTTCATCAAATATACACTAATTCGGAAATGAACGAAAACGATTTTTATTCTGTAAAATTGTCCTGGGACGTTCATCCCGAAAGAGATCAAGAGTGGTTTGAAAAAGAAACCAAAAATATGTCTAGGAGACAAATCGCCCAGGAGCTTGAATGCAACTTTAACATGTCTGGCGAAACGGTTTTCCATGCGGAAGATATGGAATTAATCGAGAGTCTTTTGTGTGAACCAAAATATAAAACTGGATTTGATAGAAATTTATGGATATGGGAAGAATATACTGCCGGCTCAACATATATGATTTCTGCTGATGTGGCTCGTGGGGATGGCCAGGATTATTCCACTTTTCACGTTTTTAAGTTAGAAGCGTCCGAAATCGTCGCCGAGTATAAAGGAAAGCCAACACCAGATATTTTTGCTGATATACTTTTTCAAGCTGGAAAAGAGTTTGGTGATTGCATGCTGGTAGTTGAGAATAATTCAGTTGGATGGGGCGTACTATCAAAGTTGGAAGAAAGAGCATACCCAAATCTTTATTATTCTAGGAAGTCGACTCATGAACATGTGGAAACCTACCAAGCCGAGACCACCGGTGTAATACCCGGATTTACAACTTCGTCTAAAACAAGACCTCTGGTTATATCTAAATTAGAAGAATTGATAAGAAATAAATTAATCAACATAAAATCAAGAAGGTTGTACAATGAAATGAAAACCTTTATTTGGGATAATGGTAAGCCGCAGGCTATGAAAAAACACAACGATGACCTTATAATAGCCTGTGCTATCGGATGTTGGGTCAAAGAGACGGCTTTCACCATTAATCAACGAGCAGTTGAATACAAAAAAGCCTTTTTAACATCGATGACTTCCACCAGCACGGAACTTAACACTTCTATACCAGGTATGTTAGCATATAAGAAGAAAGAAAAAAACAAAAACAGACAAAACTATGAAGATTTTGTTTGGTTACTCAAGGGATAAAGAATGGCACCTCCAACTAATAAAAAAAATGTAAAAAATTCGCAAAGTAGCTTATTTAAACAACTCACCAAGCTTCTTTCCGGTCCTCTGGTAAAATACAGAAGACAGGACGCACGTCAGCTTAGAAAGAAAAGGCTAGATAAATATAAATCGCGCTTTAGATCGGCCAGCGGACAAGAATTTAAAATGTCCGCTTATGAGGACGTGTATAGTTCGCTTAGATCAGATTATTATCAGAATCAAAATAGAATGGACCGATATGCCGATTTTGATCAAATGGAATATACTCCAGAAATCTCGTCTACGTTGGACATATATGCTGACGAAATGACTACATTTTCTGTGTATAGGCCAGTTATAGATATCATGTGCAGCAATCAGGAGATAAAGTCTGTAGTTGAATCGTTATTATATAATATTTTAAACATTGAATTTAATTTATATGGCTGGGCACGCTCAATGTGCAAGTATGGGGATCTTTTCTTGTATTTGGACATTGAGCAAGACGAGGGTATCAAAAATACAATTGGGCTCCCAGCTAATGAAATAGAAAGGCTGGAGGGTGAAGATAAAAATAATCCAAATTATGTCCAGTATCAGTGGAACACTGGCGGTCTAACTCTTGAAAATTGGCAAGTCGGTCATTTTAGAATTTTGGGTAATGATAAGCATGCCCCATATGGAACTTCGGTTCTAGAAGGCGCGCGCCGAATCTGGAGACAACTTACCTTGTTGGAAGATGCCGTGATGGCTTATCGTATCGTACGTTCTCCAGATCGGAGAGTATTTTATATTGATGTCGGCGGGATCCCACCGGAAGATGTTGAACAATATATGCAAAAAGTCATGACACAAATGAAGAGAAACCAGATTATTGATGCTGATTCAGGTCGCGTCGATTTAAGGTATAATCCGTTTAGTGTGGAAGAAGACTATTATATTCCGGTCCGCGGTGATTCAAGCGGGACAAAAATTGAGACTGTTGAATCCGGCAAATACACGGGTGACATCGAGGATGTAAAATATCTAAGAGATAAATTGTTCTCTGCTCTTAAAATTCCAAAGGCTTATCTTGCCCAAAGTGATCAGATGGAAGATAAAGCAACTTTAGCACAAAAAGATATTAGATTTTCCAGAACAGTTCAAAGACTTCAGCGGTCTATTGTTTCTGAACTAGAAAAGATCGCCATAGTGCATTTGTTTACGCTGGGATATCGCGGAAATGATCTTTTGTCTTTCAAATTAGCACTCAATAATCCGTCCAAACTGGCAGAGTTACAAGAATTAGAACATTGGAAAGCAAGGTTTGAAGCAGCCACCAACGCTTCTGCTGGCTATTTTAGTCGACGATGGGTATCCAAGAACATTCTCAATGTATCTGAGGAAGAATTTGAAAGAATGCAGGCAGAGATGTTCTATGACAAGAAGCATGACTTCTTCTTAGAACAGGTTGGCGAAACAGCCGAAGCCGAAGGCGCTGGCTTGGGCGGAGCCCTTGGAGTAGGCTCACCTGACGAGGGAATGGCCGGCATGCCATCTGGCGAAGAGGACGCGCCGGCCGAAGAAGCCGGAGTAGAAACCGCAGAGGAAGCCGGCCCTCTCTTGGCCGCCCCCGCCGGCGCAGAAGCTGGCGCGCCCCCTGGAGCAGAAGCAGCTCCGGCCAATAGAGATGAATATGGCGATGTAACGACCACAACCGCCAGATCTAAAGGCAAGAGGTACAAGCCCGTCGCCGTCGACAGCCGGCCCAGCGGCGCGCGCAAAAGAGCTTTTCTCGCACAAGGCGGACAACAGTATACTGGCGCTAGCAAAAGATCATATCTGCAAGGCGAAAGTGACTTAATGTCTCTTACAAAATTAAATTATAAATTTTCCGAGGGACAAGAGGCTAATTACTATGATGAACAAGAAAAAAGAATTTTTCAAGAAACTGTTGACGTAAAAAAGCTAATTGATTCCCTAGAAAAATTGGAGAACGCAGAAGATGAAACTGAGACACAATAAAAAAAGAAATACTGCTTTTGTATATGAGATGCTTATCAGCGAACTTTCAAAGGCCTCAATGCACAACTTACAAGAAAAAAAGCAAAATGTTTTAAATATTTTAAAAAGCTTTTTCTCTAAAAACGCGCCGTTAAGAGAAGAATTGGAGATATATAAGTCATTTGATGATTTAAACGGACTGGAAGAGAAAATTATTGAAAGAATAATATTTGAGGCTCGCAATTGCGCGCTTAATTTAGATCACAAAGACATATACGAAAATCAAACAAAAATTATTAATTTGATTAACAAAGAATTAGGTCCTGAAAGCTGGGATACTTTTGTTCGTGAATATAAAAAAATAGCAACAATAAATCAAGTTGTTTTTTCCAAAGTAAATCCAAAAAAACAAGTTTTCGTAGAAAAGAAGTTAGTTGAATTATTGACCGACCCGGAAAAAATAGAAAAAAAGCCATTTCCGACCATAAACAAGCTGACTTTGAAAACATTTTTGGAAAAGTTTAATGAACAATATTCAGGAGAATTGAACGAAAATCAAAAGTCTCTTTTAAACAAATACGTGACTTCGTATGAAGATGATGGTCTTGAATTAAAAGTATTTTTATATGAAGAGATAGACAGATTAAAAGAAAGTTTAAAAAAAGAAATTAAAAACAGCAAAGAACCTTCTCCAAAATTTGAAATGATTTTAGAAAAAATTAATGGCTACAATGAGAAAAAGCTTGATAGAAAACTGATTACAGAGGTAATTAAAATACAGTCTTTAGTGAGCGAAATTAATAATGCCGATTAAAATTAATATAGTCGAGGACGGGAAAGAAGTAGAAAAGATACTTCTTAA